CCGTGGGCCGGAGGACGTCGCCGGCGTTCGTCTCCAGTTCGACGTACCACCCCGACGGAGGGATGCGCCGCCGCGAGACGCCGATGTCGCCGGTCGTAGCGGTGACGAGGTTGCTGTCGGCCGTGGTGTGCTCGGTGTACGGTCGGACTCGGTAGCGGAACTCGGTGTCTGGTGCCGGCGTGTCGTCGGTGTAGGCCTCGGTGTTCGGACCGGCATCACCGACGATTTGCTCGAACCACCAGATGCCGTCCGGGCCACGGCGCTCGCGAACGATCAGCTGGCCGTCCTCGTTGTCGGCGTTGTCTGTCCACGCCAGCTCAACCTCGGTCTCGGAGATCGCGGTCGCAGTGAGCTGCGTGGCGCCTGGGAACTCGGTCGTGATCGCGACGGGCTCGGTCCACGCGCCGGTGGTGTTCGGGGTTTCCGTGCGGGTGCGGACCTCGTACTCCTCGCCGTCTTCGCGCCCGACGAACTCCATCGACAGCGTGTCGAATGCACCAACGAACTCGCCGAAGCCCGTGGCCGAGGCGTCCCACGAGCTCTGTCCGGTCTCGCGGATCTGGATTCGAACCGAGCCGTAGTTGGTGGGGGCGCTCTCGCGATCGACGGCGACCTCGTCTTCGACGCCGTTGCCGAGTACCGGTGCGTCTTCGTCGGGGAGGGTTGTGGTCGCTGCGACTCGCGTGCCGTCTGTTTGCGCGTGGTCCGTGACGCGGCGGACGGTGTATGAGTATTCCCGTCCGTCGTCTAAGCCCGTGTCCGTGTACGACGTGGTGCCCGGCGCGAGCCCCGTGGCGACCGTGGTGCCGAGTGTGCCATCTGTCGACCGATAGATGTCGATCCCGCCGCCCGTGGAGTTGTCCTGCGGGTCCAGCGTGAGCGTGAGCTCGCGGACCGTCGTGCCGCCCATGGCCGTTATCTCAGTCGGCGGAAGGTCCGCCGTCGCGTCTACCTCGGTGGAGAGCGGGCCCTCGCCCACGTTGTTCCGACCAGCGACGCGGAAGTAGTACTGCTCGCCATTTTCAAGCCCAGTGACTGTCGCGTTTGTGTTGGTCGTGGTTGCGACTTCGGTGTCGTCTTCTGTGGTCGTCCCGGACGATTCGGCCTCATAGACGACGTACTCGGTCGCGGACTCGGCTGCGCTCCATGTGAGATCGGCTTCGCTCGCGCGGGTCGCGGCGACGACGAGGTTTGTAACCTGGCGCGGGAGCGGCGTGGAGTAGACACTGCCGTTGTCTCCGCCATAGGTTGCACCGTGTTCGCCACCGTACGCGAATCCAGGCATCCTCAGTTAGACCTCATAACGGAGATTAATTCTGTCAAGTGTCGGGTTATTGAAGGTATCCTCGCGGCTGAGTTCGACGCGGAATCGAACGGCTGCACTCGGAGGAGCGTCTATCTGGTCACCCCGGCTGATTGGACCTTGGATCTCATCCCACGTCGTTCCGCCGTCGGTCGACTCCTCGACGTAGACCTCGACTGTCTCGCCGTCAGGAGTGGCTTGGAATGTGGCCGCATCCCAACTATGCACGCCCGGCGGGTAGGGCCGTTCAATGTATGCCGTTCCCGACGAGACTCCATACAATGCGGTGACGTAGTTTAGACAGATTGTCCGAGAAGTCACCGAACCATCTAAAAACCCATCAACAACGTCTACATCGCTCGATGTTGCCGATGCAGTATTATAGTAAGCGCGTGAGCTAGTATATGTGGCCCCATCAGCGTCCACTAGCACCCTGTACCGAGCACCGGGTTCGAGCGGCGTGTCAGCTGTGATTGAGTATCTTCCACTACCGCTGATTGACTTTGACGCGATGAGCGATCCATCCGAGTCAGACACTAGGCTGAGAGTGGTTACTCCTGAGACATTTGCGTTTACCTGTGTCACTACACCCGATAGCGTTCGGTTGGGTTTTATAACTAGACCGGTGGGGGCGGTCGAACTGTCGTAATTGTTCGGATCTGACGGGTCCGCAGTAGAGCCGGTAATTGTTCCTGCTTTTATCTGCACGCTTTCGCTAGCTACCTCGGTATCTGTGTGCGTGAGAGTCAGGTCCGGCTCCTCGAACGTCTCTGCGCGGGCTGTTTTTGTAAATGACGTTGCTGATTGTGCAGCCTGATTCGGCACTCGCCGGTCTCGCACGTCGCTGCTCTCCAAACTCGCCACACCCGCGTCGAGCCACACCTCCGCGACCACGACGCCTGGCGCGGCCGGCGGCGGCGCGGGATCGTAGGTCCGAAACCGCAACACACCCACCGGCTTCGGCGGGGTCGTCTCGCCGATCGTCTTCTGCACCATGCCCGTCTCGTCCACGCTGATCACGGCCTTACGCGGCTCCGTGCCATCCACGTCGCCTGCAAAGTCCACAGTCTGTGTCGCGCCTGTAGACACGTTACCGCCGTTGATTGTCCCACTTCCGGCGGCGATGTCCACCTCAAGGTCGCCCGCCTCGAGCGTCGCGTCCCAGCCGTCTATCCAGTAGGTCCCTCCGAGCGCCTCGATGTACTGATTCTGTGCCAGCGCGTCTGCTCCGTCGCCGATGTCGATGTTGAGTACCATAGTCACAACCTCACCTCCGTCCGCGCCACAAGCCGCTGCTCGACGCCACTGTCCACGACGCTCGTCGAGGCGATCGGCTCCAGGAGCGCCTGCAGGTCTGACGGGATCGCATCACTCACCGATGCGGGGATCCACACCTCCAACTCCTCACGCCCGCGCTCCAGCTCGACGTCGAGCGCGTAGACGTCGCCCTCCTCGACACCGGCCACCGCTTCGAACTCGACCTGTGCTCGCACGGATGCCTGCCCGATGTGCACGAGATCGACGTCGGCCGGCTGCCACTGCGTATCGAGCGTGTCGGGGTACGCCGGGAGATCGACCGTGGTCCAGGCGTCGGCGCCGGCGTCGTACTCCTCGACGTCGAGGGTGGCCGTCTCGTCGGCGTTGGTCGGCTCGTCCACAATCATCCGCATCAAGCCGTCTTCGACCACAACGCTTCCGGTGAAGTCGTGTGCCGTGTCGAACACGCGCCCCCACGCGACGACGCCGTCCTCGTCGACCGGGTCGGCCTGCCCGTGCGTGTCCCACACGCCGAGGTCAACGTCGCCCTGGAGCGGGTAATCGAGGTCGTACAGGTAGACCGGGTCGTCGATCGCCTCGGCTGTCGCGTCGAACAGATCGACGGCGCCGTGTTCGGCCTCGACAGTCTCCACAGACACAGGACGCTCGCGCTGTGTGGGCGAGCTCGTCGAGTCGACGATCCGGACGCGCCGAGCGTCGGCGGGGATGCCGACGATCGCGTCGGTGTCGTTGCCGAACGGGTGGCCGGGGTCGGGCTGGCTCGGAGAAGTCTCCACGGCGAGGACGTGCCGCTTGCGCGTCCCGGCTCGTTCGAGGGTGAGCGTCACCGATTCGATGGCGTCACCCGCTGTAAGGTCTGCTCCAGAAGGCTCGGCGAGTCGTGGGTCGCGGCGTGTCGAACTGGCGACGTAGTAGCCGTCGACGCCGGCGTGGGTGCTGCCGCCGAGCGGGAGCACGCCGATCGCGGGGTTGTTCCCGAGCGTCTCAAGCGCGTCCGCCTGCCACGTGGCGCGCCGGTCGCCGTCAAACCGGACGTCGACGTCGACCGACTGCGCGCTCACCCCGGTGGACTCGACGTAGGTTCCCTCATCGAGGACGGCCGCGGTCGCTGTCTCGTGACCACCCGAGCGCGAGGCGATCTCGACGGTTCGGTCTGGCAAGTCAATGGCGTAGATATTCATCGTCACCGTTGTCGCCCCGCTTCAGCGATCTGGGCGTCGGCGATGTCTTCGATCCACTGTTCGAGCCCCCGCTGGTCGGTTTCGAGTCGCGTCTCCAACCGAAGCCCTTCAAGGACCTCCCGAAGCGCGGTCTTGAACTCCTGGGTGCTCATCCCGGCACTGCCAGCGCTGGGGCTCGCAGAGGTACTCGCGCCGGCGACGAGGTCGGCCGACGGCGCCCACGACGTCGACGACATCGCTGTAGACGCTGCCTCTTCGGGGGTCGGAGTTGACGATGTCGAGGGCGGGGCGGAGGTCTGATTCGGCGACGGCATTGCCTCGGGAGCGGTTACTGGCGAGCGACCGGGCTCTTCTGGCGCATCGGGCATGTTGCTGTCGACGTTCGCCTCGCCGTCGATTTCCTCACCAATCCCAGGGATCGACTCGATTTTGTCTATCAGCCAGCCGATCTTGTCGCCGATCCAATCGAACACCGACCCGACGATGTCTTGGATCCCGAAGAGGTTCTCACGCCAGGCGTAGTACAGCTGACCGAGCGGCCCGAGAAGGAGTAGCATCCACCCCGGTGCAGCATCGAGCCAGCCTTTGACCGTCCCCAGTGCGTCGGTGACCGTGTCTCGGACTCCGTAGAAGTTGCTCGTCCACGCGCGGTAGAGCCCGTAGCCGATGGCGATGGCTGCCCCGATGGCCGCGATGATCGCCCACACGGGGACGGTAATCGGTCCGAGAGCCACGTTGGCCGCCAGTGCCGCGGGGACAACTCCCCCAGTGAGCGAGGCTGCAAAGCCACTCGCCGCACCGGTTGCCATCCCCCACCCAGTCGCTATCGCCGGGAGCATCGTCAGCAGTGTCCCGCCGACGAGCAGGACAGGGCCGATTGCTGCGGCGACACCGCCGAGGAGGATGATCGCCCGGCGCTGGTCGCCATTGAGGTCCTGAAACCGGTCGGCCCCTGTCGAGATGTAGCCAGTTAGCGTCGACACCATCGGGATGAGGTCGCCACCGATGGCGATCCCGACGTCTTGGATGTTGCTCTTGGCGATCTGCATCTCGGCGTTGAGCGTGTCGCGTTGGGTGGCGGCCATCTCCTTGGTCGCGCCCTCGGAGTCTTCGAGCCGCTGGGTGTTCTGCGCCAGGGCATCCGAACCCTGCTGCATGAGCGCGGCCATCGCCGGCCCCGCCTCGGTCCCGAAGACCTTGGCCGCATCCCCGGCCTCGACGCCCGCCGACTCCATGTTCGATAGGAGTTGGGTGAGCGAGACGACCTCGCCCGACGAGTTTCGCGTCGCCACGCCCATCCCTTCGAGTTCGGTGGCTACTGTCGAACTCTCGTCTGAGAGCTGCGAGAAGACGTTCCGTAGCGCCGTCCCTGCCCGCTCGCCTTGGATCCCGACGTCTCCCATCTGCCCGATCGCGGCCGACGTCTCTTCGAGAGACAGGCCGAGCGACGAGGCGATCGGCGCGACCGTGCTCATCGCCTGGGCCATGCCTTGCATGGTCTGGTTGTGGTTCGAGACCGTCGAGGACAGCGTGTCGGTCACCGTCGACATCTCGCTGGCTTCGAGGTTGTACGCCGACATCACGTTCGTCGCGACGTCGGTCGCCTCGGCCATCTTGAGCTGGCCGGCCTCGGCGAAGGCGGCGACCTGCGGCATCGCCTCCATCGCGGCAGCAGCGTCGAGGCCGGCGCTGGCGAGGTAGTAGTAGGAGTCGGCGGCTTGCGACGCCGAGTGGGTCGTCGTGTTGGCGACGTCGCGAGCGGTCGCTTCGAGCCGCTCTTTCATCGCACCGTCGACGTCGCCCATCACCGCAATCGAGCGCTGCATGGCCTCGTCGAAGTTGCCGGCGACTCTGACCGACATCGCACCCATGGCCGCCAGCGGGGCCGTGACCCCGGCAGTCATCGCGCCGCCAGCTCGTTGCATGGACTTGCCGGTGCTTGCCGCTCGGTCTTGGAGCGACCCCATGCTCCCCTCGGCGTCCTGGATACCCGACTCAAAGCCGGAGCTATCGAGGTCGAGGACTGCTGTCAGTGACTCAAAAGGCATGTGTTAGTTACTCGTCATCGGAGACGAACGACAGCACGAGGGCCACGGCGGCCAGCCCCCATACGAGGAGGGCGACCACCAGCGCGGGCCAGAACAGCAGCCCGACAGTCGCCGCGACAGCGCCAACGAGCACGAGGATCCCGGCAAACAGCCGGTTGTTCGCCGCGTCGCTGCGCTCGTCAGAATTGTTGGTTGTCGTCGGGTGTGACATGTTGTGCGTATTGTGTGTGCGCGCTCGTCCAAAACATTTGCTCCCCACTATCCATCGCATACCACTCCTGGGGGCCGATCCCGGTCTCTTTTTTCAGTTCGTAGAGGAACTGCCCGAGGTCAGATTCTCCAAGGCGTCGAGCTTCTCCGCTTGGGACTCGGACTCTCCCTCCGCGGTAAAATCCTCGAAGAGGTCCCCCAGTTTGTTCTCGTTCCGGTAGATCGACTGCCACACGCGGGCGTCCTGCAGGTCCTCGTCGACGGCGTGCGCTGCGAGGACCTCGGCCATGAGTTCGATGCCGCCCATCGACTCGTCGATGAGGTCGGGCAGCGACATCTCGTCGGACTGCGCTGCGCGTATGAGCTGGTGCTGGCGGGCTTCGAACTGGTCAAGGAGCACCGCGCCGCGCTCGATCCGCTCGCGGGTCTCCTCGTCGACGCCCGTGAGTTCGACGTCGCGGGCCGACATGGGCCGGTAGAACTCGACGTCGTTGCCGTGGACCTCGATCTCGAAGGTGTCCTCGTAGCGGGCGACGAACAGGTCGCGGGCCGTCCCCTGCAGTTCGAGTCGGTCCTCTTTGCGCTCTTGGCGCTTTGCTTTGAGCGCATCGCGGGTGTCGGCGAGCGCCTCGGGGTTGGCGATTTCAGTGCTCATGGATTAGGATTAGGCCGGGTTGTAGTCGATGTACTTCTCGCCCTCGACGGCCCACTCCCACGACGCCATCGGCGGGGTTGAGGAGGGGTCGATCTCGGGGCTCATGAGCTTGCAGTCGCCAAAGCGGTGGAGCAGTTCGGTGTCGGCGACGACGTCGAACGTGCTCAGATCACTCGGGAGCTCGTCGGCGAGGTAGGCGATCTCGACGTACTTCTCTTCGCCGAAGCCGATGCGTCGGTCGTCGGTGGACGTCGAGAACTCGATACCGTCGGTTCCGCTGTCGCTCGCCAGCCCGATCTCGGTCATCGCTTCGAGGTCGGCCGCGAGCGCCGACGAGACCTCGACAGTGAACGTCTGGCTCGTGCGGTACTGCCGCGTCTGGCGTTCTGCGCTGGGCGTGAAGTCCTCGGTGGACTCGTCGAACGCCGTCGAAAGGTCGTCTTTGCTCGCCAGCGCGAGCACCGTCCGCGTCGGGTCGGTGCCCGTCTCGTCGGCGAGGATGATGGCGACTTGGCTGTTCTCGACTTCGGTGTTGTTGGTTCGGTTAACTGTTGACATAGGTGTATGTTGT